GGAGGTGGGTTTGGCCACACCGAATCCGGGTTTCGGATAAGACAGGACGACCTGTGTCGTTGGGGTCTTCTTGCGTTCGTTCCTTTCTACCCAACGAGGGGTACGCAAGTCGTCCTGTCCTACCTGAAACCCGGATTCGGAAACAGCAAAGGAACCCGGAATAGGAGAGAACTCCGTGGCAAGGGCCAAGAAGTCACCCAGAGGACGGGCCGCCACTCCGGAGCAGCAGGAGAATCAACTCATTTCGCTCGCAGTCCAGCGAGCCGAGGAGATGCTACTGGACGGCACGGCTCCTCCTTCCATCATCACGCACTACCTCAAGCTCGCCACGAGCCGAGAGCGGTTGGAGCAGGAGCGAATCAAGGCTGAGAACGACATGCTCAAGGCCAAAGCCGACGCTCTGGCGGCCTCAGCACGAGGGGAGGAGGCCTACAAGGAGGTTCTCGAGGCATTCAAGTCCTATGCCGGAGGAGGTGTGGGTCTTGAGTCGGATTCGGACCTTCAGTGAACTCTCTCGCATCGAATCCTTCGAGGAACGGTACGAGTACCTACGTCTCAATCAGGATCCAGGAGATCAGACCTTCGGTTTCGAACGGTATCTGAACCAATCCTTCTACCACTCGACCGAATGGCGTCAAGCAAGACAGAAGGTTATCCTAAGAGACGACGCATGCGACCTCGGGGTCCCGGGTCACGACATCTACGGTAAGATTCTTGTTCATCACATGAACCCGATTCGGCCCGAGGACCTCGAGGGAGAGTTCAATCCCGACATCCTTGACCCCGAATACCTGGTCTGCGTGCGACACGACACACATAACGCGATTCACTTCGGCGACGCGAGCCTGTTACCCAAGCCTCTAGTCGAGAGAACGCCGAACGACACGATACCCTGGAGGTGACCGTGGCTGATTCGATATTGAATGACATCAAGAAGGCTCTCGGCATCACCGAGGACTATACGGCTTTCGATCGGGAGATCATTCTCCACACAAACACGGCGCTCATGTTCGCGGAGCAGATCGGTCTGCCCTCGTTCAAGATCACCGGAAAGACAGAGACCTGGGATCAGTACCTCATTGGTGTCACGAAGAACGTTGAGGCCGTCAAGACGTACCTGTACCTGCAAGTGCGGCTTGTATTCGACCCGCCAGCGAACTCCTTCGTCGTAACGGCGATCGAGAAGCAGCTTCAGGAGTACGCCTGGCGTATCAACCTGCAGAAGGAGACTCCATGAGTGACCAACTCATGCACTACGGGGTCAAGGGGATGCGTAAGGGCGCTCGGAAGAGTCGCGAGCAGCGGAATGCTGAGCGCCGCGCCAAGTATGAGGCCAAACTCAAGGCTAAGTATGGCGATCACGACATCGCTACGATTGAGGCCTTCATCAAGAAGCGCAAGGCGCAAGCAAAGGCGGCCAGGGACTGGCGTCTCGGCAACCAGCGCAACCGTCAGCTCACCGCTACCGAGCGTCGAGAGAAGTATTACAACGAACTCGACACCGGCCAGCTAGGCAAGACCTACGCAACCGATGCAACTCTCGCTGAAGCCGCTCGTAGGTACTACAAGAAGGGGCATAACAAGCGAATGGGCCATTCGGAGCTGATGCATTACGGCGTCAAAGGTATGAAGTGGGGCGTTCGCCGCCGCGCTCGTCGTGACGCCAAGGAATTCACCCAGGCCAAGATGTATTATGGCGAGGGTGCCGGAAATCGGCGGAAGCTAATCAAGGCGACCGTCAAGGCTCGCTCGAAGGATCCGTTCTACAAGAGCGAGTTCGACAAGGCCGTCGCCAATACTGACATGTCTAAGCGGGCTTCTCAGGCTCGAAGGCAGCGCGGTCGTAAGAACGCTCGCAACTCTGCCGGCAAGACAGTTCGCGGCGTTGGAAACATCGCCACAGGAAACCTCAGCCGGGCTGGAGGCGCCCTGGCTCTCGGTTACATAGGGTACCAGGGGGCTAAGGCCGCTGGGATCGCCCCCACCGAGAAGCAGCTACTCACCAAAGCGGTCAAGGGGGCGAAGAAGATCAAGCGTGTCGTTCAGCACGACGATGTTCTCGCTCACTACGGCGTCAGGGGCATGCGCTGGGGAATCCGCAAGTCTCGCATCAAGGGCGCGAAGAGGTGGACTTCCAAAAAGCAGACCAAAATAGATGGTATGTCCGATGATCAGCTTAGGCGGGTCAATAACCGCATCCGGTTGGAGAAGGAGTACCGTCAGCTGACCCAAACCCGGATGGAGCGCTATCGTAGCAAGGTAGGGAAGGCGGCCGAGGAGGCTGCATTCAACACCTTGCAGAACGCAATCCAGAAGGGGCTGAAGAAGGCTGCTAGCCAGGGCGGATCCGCCGCCATCAAGGGCGCCAAACGGTTCAAGCAATAGGACTATGACATGACAGACACATTGTTCTTCATCGACGAGGACGAGGTTCTCGCTCACCACGGCGTCAAAGGCATGAAGTGGGGCGTTCGCAAGCAGCGAGCGGATTCCGGAGGCGCTGGTTCAACCAAGAAGCGCAAGGGGCTCTCCCGCAAGCAGAAAGCAGCCATCGCCGGCGTTCTCGGTACGGCGGCTGCCGCTGGTGCCGGGTACTACCTGCATAAGTCTGGCAAGGGTAAGAAGATCGCTGCTCTGGCCAAGAAGCATGGAGCCTCCGCTAGGGACTTTGCTAAGGGTAAAGGCCGTAATATCGGCGCACAGGCTCGAGTCAAGCAGGCCCAGGCCAAGCGGTTCGCTAGGGCTCAGTCTGCCAACGCCAAGGGCGCAGCTGAGAAGCTGAAGACCACCAAGGCCGGCAAGTATGCCGAGGCCACTCGTCTCGCTGCCAATGCAGCCGCATTCAAGACTGGTAACGCGGTCAAAGGCGCCGGCTACAAGGCCAAGAACCAGGCTTGGAAGGTTGGTAATAAGGCACGCAAGGCGGCTGAGGGCGGCGTCAGCGGTGCGAAGTCTGCGGCCGGCATGGCAGCCCGTTCGACCAAGGCTGCGGCCGGTAAGGCGGCAGGGGCGGCTAAGTCTAAGTTCGGCAAACAGGCCGCTAAGGCTCCCGGTAAGGCGCTTTCGACTCATGTTGTCCAGCCCGGTAAGGGCGTCGGATACAGGAAGCTCGCTACCACCGGAACCAAGGTCGTGAGGCCCAAGGGCGCCGCTACTGACAAGCTCGCCAAACGTGCCGCCCTCGGACTAGGCGTCGGAATTGGTGCCAACGCGGCACCAGCGGCAGCAGGCGCGGCTATCAACCGAAAGGCCAATGGCGGCAAGAAGGGCGGAAGCTCTAGGAAGCGTCGCCGCTGACCATGCTGTCCAATACCGCTACCCCGCGATATTACGCTCAGTTCAGAGACGATGTCCTCGCAGGTCGAATTCCGATCTGCAAGGAGATCGAGATGGAGATGAACCGGATAGATGATCGGATTCGCAATCCCGGTTTTTATTACGATAGCGACGCTGTGGAGGGGTTCATCCGCTTCGCGGAAGCGGAGATGACTCTAACCGACGGATCCGATCTTCGGCTTCTCCCGAGCTTCAAGCTCTGGGCTGAACAGATCTTCGGATGGTGGATCTTCACCGAGCGATCAGTCTACGTCCCGAACAAGACGACGGCTGGCGGCCACTTCGAGAAGCGCCGGGTGAAGCAACGCCTCATCAACAAGCAGTACATCATCGTCGCCCGAGGCGGGGCGAAGTCTCTGTATGAAACCCTCCTTCAAGCCTATTTCCTCACGATCGACACGTCGACCACTCACCAAGTGACGACGGCGCCGACGATGAAGCAGGCCGAGGAGGTCATGCAGCCCTTCCGCACCGCCATCACAAGAGCCAAGGGTCCCCTGTTCGATTTCATGACTCAGGGGTCTCTGCAGAACACGACCGGCAGCCGCGCTCTCAGGCAGAAGCTCGTCCCCACCAAGAAGGGGATCGAGAACTTCATGACTAACAGTCTGCTCGAGGTTCGCCCCATGTCAATCGACAAACTGCAGGGCCTCCGCACCAAGATGAACACGGTGGACGAGTGGCTCTCGGGCGATATTCGTGAAGACGTGGTCGGCGCCATTGAGCAGGGCGCGTCCAAGGTCGATGACTGGCTTATTCTGGCGGTGTCCTCAGAAGGTACCGTCAGGAACTCGGCTGGCGACAACATGAAGATGGAGCTCCTCAACATTCTTCGAGGAGAGTATTCAGATCCCCACACTTCCATCTTCTACTACAGACTCGACGACCTCAAGGAGGTCGGGGATCCGTCGACGTGGTTGAAGGCCCAGCCAAACCTAGGGGCCACCGTCTCCTACGAGACATATCAGCGTGACGTCGAACGGGCGGAGCATGTGCCTGCGGCTAGGAACGACATCCTGGCCAAGAGGTTCGGCATTCCTATGGAGGGGTATACATACTTCTTCACCTACGAGGAGACCCTGCGACACAACCGTCAGGACTTCTGGGGTATGCCTTGCTCCATCGGCGTCGACCTGTCGCAGGGCGATGACTTCACCGCCTTCACATTCTTGTTCCCCCTCAGCCGGGGCAGGTTTGGCGTCAAGACGCGCTGCTACATTTCCGAGCGCACCATGCTGCGGCTTCCGGGAGCCACTCGTCAGAAGTACGAGGAATTCCTACAGGAGGGCTCGCTCATGGTGCTCGAGGGTACGGTTCTTGACATGATGAACGTCTACGAAGACCTCGAGGCGTTCATCGCCGACTGCGAGTACGACGTGCGCTGCCTGGGCTTCGACCCATACAACGCCAAAGAGTTCGTGACTCGCTGGGAGAACGAGAACGGACCGTTCGGCATCGAGAAGGTGATCCAAGGAGCCCGGACCGAGTCTGTGCCCCTTGGCGAGATCAAGGACATGGCAGAGGATCGCAAGCTCCTCTTCGACCAATCCATGATGACCTTCACGATGGGGAACGCCATCACCCTGGAGGACACCAATGGGAACCGCAAGCTCCTGAAGGCCCGACGGGAGAACAAGATCGACTCGGTCGCCGCCCTGATGGACGCCTGGGTCGCTTACAAACTCAACAAGGACATGTTCGACTAGGAGGTGAAGGACATAGGACTGCGAGATAGACTACAGCACGCCTACAACGCCTTCACTGGCAGGGACATTGATCGATCGCACCTCGGTCCGTCCTACTCCGTACGGGCCGATCGGCTCGCGCTCGGATGGACAGCTGACAAGTCGATCATCTCGTCGCTGTTCAACATGATCGCCATCGACGTGTCCGCCACGCCGATCCGGCATGTCGACACAGCTCAAAATGGAACGTTTATTGGCGTTCGGCGGTCAGCCCTGAATGACTGCCTGATGCTAGAGCCCAACATCGACCAGAGCGGCCGAGCCTTCATCCAAGATGCCGTGCTGTCCCTGTTCGACGAGGGCGTCATCGCCATCGTTCCAGTCGAGTCAGACCTGGACCCGAGGACTAACAACAGCTTCGACATCAAGCAACTGCGAGTTGGGCGAATCACGCAGTGGTTCCCCGAGCAGGTCGAGGTTGAGGTCTACAACCAGGCTCGCTCTACCAAGGAACGGGTGATCCTGCCGAAGCGCACTGTCGCCATCATCGAGAATCCTCTCTATGAGGTGATGAACAAGCCGAACTCAACCCTCAAGCGACTGAGCCGCAAGCTCTCCATGCTGGACCTGGCTGACGAGAAGACGTACACCGGAAAGCTGGACATCATCATTCAGCTCCCCTACGTCGTCAAGACCGAAGCCATGCGCCAGCGGGCAGAGAACCGCATCCAGTCCATCGAGGACCAGCTAGGCAAGGGCGGACATGGGATCGCCTACACCGACGGTTCCGAGAAGATTACTCAGCTGAACCGCCCGGCGGAGAACAACCTGCTTGATCAGATCAAGTTCCTCACCGCCGAGCTTATGAGTCGACTGGGTATCTCGGAGGACGTCTTCAAGGGCACTGCGACGGAGATCGTCTGGACGCACTATTGGAACCGGGCTGTGGAGCCTGTACTCTCGGCACTTGCCGACGGGATGAGCAAGGCCTTCCTCACGAAGACCGCGCGCACCCAGGGTCAGGCCGTGCAGTACATCCGCGACCCGTTCAAGAACGTTCCTCCGAGCCAGATCGTCACGTCTCTGGACACCATGCTCAGGGACCAGGTCATCACGCCGAATGAGGCCCGTACGAGGATTGGTCTTCCGCCGTCCCCGAACGAGCAGGCGGATCAGTTGCAGAACCCGAACATCAACCCTCAGATGGGTGATACCTCCCTGGACGGCGAGGGGGATATTCCGGCCTCTGGTCCGGATGTTCAGTCAGTGCTCAGCATGCCGATGAGCCAAGTCAGAGGAGAAGGATGAAGTTCGACTTCAGTGGCTGGGCCACTAAGAACGACCTGACCTGCTCCGACGGACGCACTATCAAGCATAATGCGTTCAAGGAGAATGACGGCCAGCGCGTGCCGCTTGTATGGCAGCATGGGCACAACGCCGTCGACAACGTTCTCGGGCATGCGCTGCTCGAGAATCGGGATGAGGGCGTTTACGCCTACTGTGCTTTCAACGATACTCCTGGCGCCGAGAACGCCAAGGAGCTCGTGAAACACGGCGACGTCAAGGCTCTCTCGATCTACGCCAACCGCCTCGACCAGCGAGGGGCTGACGTTATTCACGGCAACATCGTCGAGGTTTCCATGGTCCTGTCCGGGGCCAACCCGGGCGCCTTGATCGACAACGTTGCTCTGGAGCACTCGGATGGTTCATGGACCGAGTCCGAGGATGAGGCCGTTATTTACTCGGGCCTTACGCTCTCGCACGATTCCGGAGAAACAACGGAGGACACAGAATCCATGGACGAAGACGAGGTTTACGACGAGGACGACCTCACGGTCGCCGATGTCCTCGAGACCCTCGACGAAGACCAGCGTCTGGCAGTTGCAGCCCTTATCGAGGAGATCAGCGGTGACGTTGATGCCGAGGATGAGGACTTCGACGAGGACGAAGAGTTCGATGAGGACTATGACGAAGACTACGATGAGGACGCCGAGCACGGCGACTCCGGGGGTGATACTCTGATGCATTCCAACATCTTCGAGGGCGACGCGCTGCACAGCGTTGGGCCTCGACTCTCTCACGCGGAGGAGGAGCAGATCTTCGCCGAGGCTCGCATGCCCGGTATGACTCTCCGAACCGCCGTCCTGGCTCACGCCGCGGACTACGGTATCAAGAACCCCGAGCTGCTGTTCCCGGACGCCACCAACCTGGACCCGGAGCCCCAGCGCATCATGCGCGAGAACTCTTGGGTTTCCAAGGTTCTCCAGGGCGCCAAGCACAGCCCCTTCTCCCGAGTCAAGACCCAGTGGTCCAACCTGACCGCTGACGACCTGCGGGCCAAGGGCTACGTCAAGGCCAGCCGCAAGAAGGACGTCGTCTACGAGGTCGCCAACCGGAAGACCGAGCCGACGACCGTTTACAACAAGACGAAGATTGACCGTGACGATGTCCTCGACATCACCACGTTCAACGTCGTTGCCTGGATGCAGCAGAACCTTCGCCTGGCCCTCGAGGAGGAGCTCGCACGCGCCGTCCTGATTGGTGACGGCCGTGAGGTGTCCAACCCCGACAAGATCAAGGAGAGCAACATCCGTCCGATCTGGAAGGATGACGAGCTGTTCTCCCACAAGGTCCTGATCGACAAGGACGCTAAGACCGCCGACATCATCGACGTCGTTCGCCGGTCCCGGAAGTTCTACAAGGGCTCCGGTTCTCCGGTCCTGTTCACCACGAACGGGTTCATCTGCGACATGCTCGAGATCAAGGACCACAACGAGCGCTACATCTACGAGACCCGGCAGGCCGTTGCCAACGCCCTGAACGTCTCGGATGTCATCGAGGTCGAGGTCATGGAGGGCGCCAACCGCGAGGTCGGCGGCAAGAAGCAGAACCTGCTCGGCATCATCGTCAACATGCAGGACTACACCCTGGGTGCGGACAAGGGTGGCGAGACCTCCTTCTTCGAGCAGTTCGACATCGACTTCAACCAGCAGAAGTACCTGCTGGAGGCTCGTTGCTCGGGCTCGCTGACCAAGTACAAGTCCGCGATCGTCATCGAGAAGGCTACGGCCTGATCCGGTCAAAATGGCAAGATTCTTCGGAAGCATAGGTTACGGACACGCCGTCGAGACAACGCCGGGAGTGTTCGAGGACAAGATCACGGAGAGGGAGTACTACGGGGACGTGAACCGTTCCCAGAAGCAGTACGACAGCGAGCCGAAGGTTCTCCAGAATCTCCGACTCAACAACGAGATCTCCATCTTGGCCGACTCTTACGCCGAGGAGAACTTCTTCGCCATCAAGTATGTGAGGTGGATGGGGGCGCGCTGGGTCGTCACAAACGTGGAGGTCCGCCGCCCCCGTCTCATCCTCAACCTCGGAGAGGTGTACAATGGCCCAACGCCTTGAGTTCCATCAGAAACTCGTCGAGGCCCTGGGCTCTAGGAACGTCTACTTCCAACCCCCGGAGTCCGTCCAGCTCACCTACCCGTGCATCGTGTACGAACGGAGTCGAGCCGACTCGAAGTTCGGGGACAACACCAATTGGATGTACACGCCGCGTTATTCGGTCACACTCATCAGCAGGAACCCCGACGAACCGGTGCTGGATGTCCTGGCAGACATGCCTATGTCCACCTTCGAGAGGCACTTCGTCTCGCACAACCTTCATCACGACGTGTTCAACATCTACCAAGGAGTATAGATGGCAGTCCTCACATGGGACGAGACGGGCAAGAAGTTCTATGAGACTGGTGTGGACCGTGGGGTCCTCTTCCCCGTCAACCCCGCCACTGGCGCTTACAGCAAGGGCGTCGCCTGGTCGGGTCTCACCAACGTGACTGAGACCCCGTCTGGTGCGGAGCAGACCGACCTGTACGCGGACAACATCAAGTACCTCTCTCTGACCTCGGCGGAGACGTTCGAGGGCAAGATCGAGGCTTACACCTACCCGGACGAGTGGCTCCAGTGTGACGGCTCGGCAATTGTCGACAAGGTCGTCATCGGTCAGCAGGAGCGTTCCTCCTTCGGGCTGGCTTACCGCACCATCAAGGGTAACGACCAGCAGAAGAATAACTACGGTTACAAGCTACACCTTCTGTACGGTCTGGCCGCCTCCCCCTCGGAACGGTCCTACGGTACGATCAACGACTCCCCTGAGGCGATCACCTTCTCGTGGTCCTTCAAGGGCACCCCGGTGAACGTTACCGACCACAAGCCGACCTGTGTCGTCACCCTCGACTCCAGCGTCATCGGCAAGAACGGCATGACCGCTATCGAGAAGCTGATCTGGGGCGACGGCGCTAACGACGCCAAGCTCCCGACCCCCGATGAGGTCATCGCCGCAGTCAAGGCTGCTGGCTGACAACTCCCACGGACCCCGTGATACGCTCCGGGGTCCGTGGTGACCCCAGGGAGGAACGAATGTTGACGATTCACGTCATCGGGGATGAGCTCTACGACGAGGATCGCAATGAGTTCATCAACGGATTCGAGGGCGACCTCGAGCTGGAGCACAGTCTCGTCGCTCTGTCAAAATGGGAGTCCAAGTGGCACATCCCATACATCGGCAACGAGAAGCTCACCGAAGAGCAGGTCCTGGACTACATCAAATGCATGACTCTGAATGACGTCGACCCCGTCGTCTACTCGCACTTGTCCATGGACAACGTGAAACGGATACGAGAGTACATCGAGGACTCGATGACGGCAACAACGTTCGTGGAAGCTGAGGGATCCAGCCCCAGCCGAAACACTATCACGTCGGAGCTGGTCTACTACTGGATGGTTGCTCTCCAGATTCCGTTCGAGTGCCAGCACTGGCACCTTCACCGACTTCTCACGCTCATTCGAGTGTGCAACGTAAAGAACCAACCCGACAAGAAGATGTCGACCGCCGCAACGCTTCGACAGAATCAGGCTCTGAACGCGGCGAGACGGGCCAAGTACAAGTCAAGAGGTTAACATGCCTGGTGTTACTCCTCTCCTCCATACCAAGGTACGGGGAGAGTCCAGTCCGTTCAGCACCGTCTACATCTCCCCAACCAACGGGGTCACTGATGCCTCGATCACCCTGGGCGCGAATCCTGAATTCGAGCTCGACGTCGCCTTCTACGAAGGTTCCAAGGCCCTGCTGCGGGTCGTTCGCCAGGATGGAAGCTCGGATCAGAAGATGATAGAGCTCACGGAGTCCATGCCGGATAAAGTTGTCTGGTTCAACTCTAGGGCCTCTGGCGGATACGGCACGTTCGACACCGGCTGGCAAGAGATCGCAGCCGGGGAAGGAGCCGGGTCCTACCAGTATCGGGTTATGGCGGGGATGATCTACATCCGACTCAAGGGCGATGGGTGGCAAGGAGCCACGTTCACCGGAGACCTTAACGTTGAGCGTAAACTTGTCGACATTCCTGCGGCGTTCAAAGTGAAGACTCGAAGCTGCTTCCCGTTCCCAAAGGGCGACGGGTCTATCGACGGCTCCATGATCGAGGTTCGCCCGAACAACACAGTGGTCTTCTACATCAAGGCTGTTGGTCCTAGGATTGTCCCCATCGTCTCTGCTCCGATCGAGAATTCTAATGGCTGATACATCAGTGCGTGCGGATTCGGTACACGCCACGATATACAATCTGTATCTTATACACCTC